GTGTCCAGTTTTATGACTACACGAAATGGCCCTTGGAGCGCCGTTCGAACGTGCCAGAAAATTATGATCTAACATTCTCACTTGCCGAGTCGAATGAGGGCCACTTTGCCCCCTCGCTCAGTGTATCACGGGTAGCGGTTGTCTTCAACCGGATCAAGGGCCAGGTGCTCCCGAAGGAGTGGAGGGGCGTCCCTGTGGTAGACGCAGACGATACGGATCTTCGCTTCTTGGATCCCAAGGGCGTGATCGTCGGGCTACGTGCGAAAGGGCAAGCGATCAAGGATGAATCGGGGTTTGTCAAGATCGTGTGAATCGGGCAAAACAATTTGGCCCCTAACTGCCAGTACTGTAGTTTCATGTCAGCTACTCAAAACAAGCCCAAAGGAATAATGAAAGACCTACAGCTCCCCTCACGTAAGCAGGCAAGGCGTAAGGCAGCCTGTGCAACGCTCGCGGCAATCGCCGGAATCTTTTGGATTATTACCTTCCTACTGGTCTATTCCACGATCTAAAACTCTACCATTATGACTATGCAACCCGAGACTATCTACCAAGCAATGACCAAGGCAGGTCTACACATCGAGAATCACGCGAGCGATCTGTATACACCAGCGACAAAGGAAGCGATCGCAATATGCTTCCGGTTCGCTTGCAAGTTCGAGTTCTTCAAAGATCCGGATGGCAATCGATGGATCGAGATCCCGTTCGCTTACGATCCTTATTATGAGGCGAATCCCTCCTACTGGTCACCCTATGTTGACGCCTAACGCGTTCACTATAACCTCGGACCATATGTACAGGGAATGGATCCGGGTCGATTGTGGGGCATTCTGGAGCGTGTGAGAGGATGTTTGGGAATAGGGGTAGCCCCATCGCTACTTTTATCCCTTCACCTCCACTGGAGATTCACCGAATCCAGGCCTTTTCTCCTCCAACTCTTCACACTCGGGGGGTAGGAGGGGTCTTTTTTCGTGGTAGGGTGCGGATAACCACCCTTTTTCATGCGTGCTATACCAAATATTCGAGTTTTTTTCACGGGAGGGTCGATTTAGCCGTAACTTCGTCATCTTTGGCGTGGAGGCTTGTTCCCGGTTACCGAAATCTTCATACTGAGGCATTTATGAGGCGTCAGAATGTTTCACCCTGCCTGAAATCTTCACAGAGTCGCGGTTACGAAAGTCCCACCATTGGTGGAGTGGTAGAGACTGCTACTTGGACGCAGTAACCCCCCTTCCTGTGTAATCAGATAGAAAAAACCGATTGAGATCCAGGGCGTTTTGGCGGTTGCCCTGTGATGGATGGGAATGACTGCGGGGGTACGCCGGACTTACACTGAGGGACGCACACGTTGTTCGTGTGACAGTCGCCCTTGTCCATCAAATGCTTCTGCACTATCTGGCCCAAGCACCTCTTCTGATGCAAGTTTCGCGGGTATACTGCCTGCCCATGCCAGAGGTCGGCCTATTTAGCCTCCCTGTTCGCGCTTCTTCAGCGCCCTCATCACCAGTCTCTCTTCACGTAGTGCCCTCTGCCTTGCTCGCTCCATCATCACGTCCACGACATCTTGCAGTTCAGTGGAGATCCGTTTGACGTATATGGTTTGTTTGAGCATGGCATAAAAGGGAATTGGTCCCACCATCGGAGCCAGTAGCATCGACAGTGAGACCAATATAAAGATTCCGTGAAGTAGTGTCAACCCCCTCTTGAAGAAAAGTGCTGATATATCACAGAATTATTTCGCTGGTAGCGAAACTCTCGATCCATGATGGCCCTACCGACGAGGTATCCGACCTGTGGCACTACGGAGTCTCCGAACCCGCTAATCTGGCCCACTCTGTCGGGAACCCCATCAGGTTCGCACAATACCCCGGTGAAAGAACCATCCCACTTGGGCCAAATTGCTCCGCCGTGATGCTCGCAAGTGTCCACCTGCCCTGCGGGTGGAGCCTCTTTGCCTCCTTGAGGGCAGCGCTCATCCGGCACGTATTCGACCTGTTGGATGTTAGGGTAGGCAACAATGAAGAGCCGCTCTCTAACGTGCGGGGCACCCACCGCTGCCGCTGATATAGTCTGCCACTCCGCATCATACCCGATTTCGGCAAGGCTTCCGAGTACAGTGTCGAGTCCTCGATGAGTGAGTGCTGGTACGTTTTCAGCAATGACGTATCGGGGTCGAAAATCGCGTATGACTCGCCACATCTCCCACCAAAGACCAGACCCGGTTCCCTCTTGCTTAGGTAGGTCGTAATCAATTCCTCGCCCACGACCTGCCCAACTGATATCTTGGCAGGGGAATCCGCCGGCGATGACATCGACGGGAATAGCGTTGTCTGTGGTGATTTCTTTGACATCGTTGTAGATCGGCACCCCCGGCCAGTTTTTTGCCAAAACAGAGCGGCGAAAGACCTCGATCTCAGTGAGCCAGCCCAACTCAAAGCCAGCCCACCGCAGACCAAGGTCCAATCCGCCTATCCCACTAAAAAGTGAACCTACTATCATGCTACTGGTAGCGAAACGCGCTCTTTCTTTGCCCCTTGGTTTATACGTGAGTGCGTCATCCAATGCGACTCGTGAGGCTCCGTGCTTACGATGTGCGCCCTTTGCTCCGCATTACGCAGAATCTCAACGGCGTCTTCCTCGATCTCGCCAGTCTCCTCGAGCCATATGATCTCACGCGGTGACTTCATAAGGTTAGTTTCGGTCCCATCATGCTACTGTCTCCCGTGTCTCGAGATTGGAAGCGCACAATTGGCTGATCGCTCTACCAGCAGACCTTTCAGGATCAGCATATAGCCGATGACATCGTGGATGGCGTCCTCGAAGCCCTCCCCTGTCACCATAAGCTCACCTTTGTTGATGTAGGTGCGCAGTCGCTGCATCTTGTCCTGTGTGCGAATCATCAGGCCCACCTCCGGCTCCACGCCCTCTAGGACAGCGAGGCGGAAGTTGTTGAACGGGTCTTCCGTCCCTGCCGTGTAGTCGTTGTTCTTGCGCTCTACAACCGCCTGCACGGTCTGCAGGGTGCTGCTTACGAGGTCAAGGTACTCCTTCTTTGTCATGGGTTTGTTTTGCTTGGTACATTAGGGTTAAATTCTACACTCACAATGCAGAAATCTGCACCACGGTCGTTGTAGTAGCATTGCTCTTGCAGTCCTGGTACGGGGTCGACTTGCACGACCTGCCAACCAAAGAGCGTCATGTAGATGATAAACCAGATTGTGTTCACTGCTGATACCTCACAGTACGTTGATAAATAAAAGTTTAACTTCCCAGCCAGAGATGCGGGAGCGATAGACGGATAGCAGGGCGCGGTCCCACGGCTCAATCCGCAAGAGGTCAAAGCCCCAAGATCGACTCTCGTTAAGCCACATTTGTAGTACGGTTACGATCATAGATACCTCATTATGTGTTCGTAAATGTCATCTTCTGTCCATCCTGCTTTCCTAAAAAAGTCGTAGTTGCTGGCCCTATGGATGGAGCGAGCGTACCACTTAGCGATGAGTTCGGCCCATCGGTCTGTCACGATCTCCTCGTAGCCGTGAGAGCGTCTTGCTCGCATCTCCTGTGCTCGTGAGCGGCACTCCACGCGACAGAGGCCAGCGGGGTAGAACAGACGGCAGAATAGGTAGTAGAGGCCGAAGCCACGCAGGAACCAGTAGCGGGATTCAAACTTCTCCTGCTCCAAGATCCACGGGCGATCCTCCATCGCCTCTCGTGACATGACAATCCACAGGCCGTAGTTGGAAGCGGCTCGTGAGCCACGGCGGGTGGGCTTTAGTTCGTCCCGCACAAAGACGGGGACGGGCCAGAACACTGGTTTGAACTCACGCATCACACGTACCTCGTTTCTATTTCGTCTTCGTCGAATCGCGTTCCTGCCAGTTTGTATGATATTTCACGGAAGTCATCATGTGGGCCAAGTATATGCACCATATCATCCCACGCTACACCCTCAATGTTGTACGTCACCGATCCGGGTGACTTACTACGGACGGCTACCAAGCGGGGGCCAAGGGTGGCAAGCCTCACCCCCTCGAGCCCCTTGGTGCGCGAGCACCACTCGCCGTACTCGCTATACTCGAAATAGGGGTCACCGTCATGTAGCTCGTCATAAGGCACACGGGCCAGTTTCACTATGCGGATCAGTTTCATTGTCCTTCCTCCGTGTCTACCTGGGCCTTGGTGTGAACCATGGGCGCGGTAGTGATGTAGAGGACTATATCATGTACAGACGAATGGTATCGCGATGCAGCGGATAGGCTATCAAAAACCTTCTTGACAACAATTCCGCCCAGCGCATCAACAGTCCAAACAACGTACACGGTGCTTTTCATGGGGATCTCTTTCATTGTCCTTCCTCCGTGTTAGTGGTGGATGCGGATTCCAGAACCCTCGCTACCTCGCATGCCCAATCGGGCAGATAGCCATCCAAGGCGGTTGGTTGGCAACCGGGTTGTATATCAGCAAGCACTATCCCCCTGTAGACAATCTTGATTCGTGGCTCTGGCTTAGACTGAATCACGAGCAACTCCCCGTCGCTTGGGCTTGATATGTGCACAGGGTAGTGGGCCCCTTTTTCTCCATGTATCTTCATTGTCCTTCCTCCGTGTTGGTGGTGGGGTCGGCGGGCGCTTCGTAAAGAGCCTCCATCAGCGCATACCGAACCTTCTGCCTCCACATGTCATCCATAGGTAGCAACTCTCCAAGAACCTCAATCCGCCCACTCTCCCGCACCACGAATATCTCTTGATGCTTTCTGTTTGAAATCCAGATCGGATAATGCTCCACTGGCTTGCTTGAAATAATCAATGTGCCATCCGCGACCTTATCACTCATTGTCCTTCCTCCGTGTTGGGTGTAAATCATTTCCCGCAAAACAGTCCGCATGATGTGCCCTATTTAAGCAGCCTCATTATTTTAAGCCGTAGCCAGTTCTTGACTTTCTTAATAAGGGCATCCTGTTGCGGTGTTGTTTTCGGCTCGCCAGAGATGGCAAGTTCTATTTGGTCCAGTTTCGGTGGCTTCATTGCAGTGGCCTCATGCCTGGTCTGTGGTTTTTTACACGCTCCAAGATCGCCTCGATCTCAGCAACGGACTCACAAGCCCTTACACTCCTGTATAGCTCATGTTCCCAGATTCGACCACCCAGGCAGTACCCTTCTGCCTTCTTCACAAGCACTTGATATGGTGTGCCGTCAAGGTGCCAAATATGATACATCTTCCATTGGTACTGGGAGTGCCAGAACAAGTCAATAATCATACCCTCGCCGTACTCGCCAAGCGTTACCGCAACAGAGCTGCTGCGGCGATATGCGTGTGGGCTGATTGTCTCCACAGCGGTGATCTTTAGCGCGTCCTCCTCGTCCATTATGACGCGACGGTATGGGTTTGTGCTGACGCATCCTGTCAGCAGTATTATCAGTGCAAGGTATCTCATTTGCTCCCATTTGGTTTAGTTTGCGGAGAACGGAGCGTATGGGCTGCCATGTGCATCCTCTTCAGTTAAACAAGAAGGGCCCGACGCTCCCACAGCACCGAGCCTCTCTTGTTACACAACGAAACACCCACTGGACGGACAGGACTTACTAACTGCCTTATCTCGCCCGTTGGTGGTTTTGTTTAGGTAAGAACACGAGCCAGATTTACCTGCTGGCACTCAGTTGTGGCCCATTACGGAATCGAACCGCGTTACCATTTGGGCCAAGTGGACCCATCCTTTGTGCGGTGGGGCGATGGATCTTCCCCGTCACCACGCATCACCAACTGGTTGCAGCGTGCCGCTGTGGTGGACCTGCTCGGAGCAGGGTTAGTGGAGGTAGCGGGGAATGATCCCGCGTCCGAACTGCCTATTGTATCCGCGCAGTCACATGGGCGTTAAGCGCGTCAGCAGCCCGTCGAATCCAATTTACCCCCATAGGGCCCAGGCGGGAGTCGAACACCGCACACAGCAAGACCCGTAACTACATCCGCTGTGCCTCCAAGCTGGGCCAGTTGCCGGATAACGCTCCGGCGGGCGCTGCACGATGTTCATTTTGCGGTGGGGCAGTGACCGAAGCCGCTCAGTGCAGTAGAAGGCGGTTTATTAACCTCGGTGTACCCCGTCACCACCATTCGACCGACCCACGCTTTCGTACTCGTCGCGCAGTTACGCCAATCCTTCGGTGCCGCTGTGAATATTGTCTACCCCTCGTTCCGAATAGCCACCAGCTTGGATTTCTCACGCCGAAGCCACTCGCGCATATGCTGCGGCATAAAGTTCTTGCTTGACGGGTTCTTTTGGCTTGGTGGAACCCATGCGCGGGGCCACCACCATTCATAGTTGTCCATTGACAATCTCCCGTGCTTGGTCAAGAAGGTCTGCGGCAAACTCCTCTTCGTCCTCAATAGCAAGCTCAAGCCCCCTGGTAAGCGCGTCTATGGTTGAAGACACAATCAGGCTACATATGGCACTGGCACTTATCTCACCAGCCTCAGCGTATGTCGCGCCAACCAGCGCACCAGTCATAATGTGCATAACAAGCATACCCATCTTCGCGCTTATGATCTCCTGATCGTCTCCCGGCTCCTTACACGCCTTTAGAGCATTATCAGCGATCTCAAAGGCAAGATCAACTGTCTCTGGCCCAAGTTCTGCTGCGAGTTGTTCTGTAAAAGTCATATTTATATTGTTTTGCGAGTGTGCCCCGGCGGGTCCGGCTTTCGTAGGGCAAGGACCGCCGAGGCTTACTCGCTGTTACGCCCTAAAAGGGCAGATCATCCTGCGGGGCAGGTGTAGGAGCTGGTGCAGGAGCGGCCTGACGGCTGCTTCCGTCTCCTGACGCGGACAATTTAGGTCCGAAATCCACCGTGAACGCCTTGATAGCGATGCGGTTGATGTTCACTCCCTCTTTGTTCGTGTACGAATCGTCAACCAGTTTACCAGTTACGACTACGTATGATCCCTTGTCCAGAAACTTTTCACAGTTTTCTGCTGTTTTGCCCCATACGGTGGCGGAGAGCCACAGGGTCTCATCCTTACCAGCGTCTACGGCAATACGAAGGGAGGTCACAGCGTCTCCGCCCTGCGTATGGCGAAGTTCCGGGGCCGCGCCGAGGCGACCGCTGATCGTTGTTGTGTTGATAGATGCCATTTTATGCCCCTCCGGGCGGTTTTGATTAATGACAAGGGCAATCTACGCACTGCAAAATTAAGTGTCAACCCATTTTTATGAAGAAAATATGAATAGGGGGGTTGACAAGAAATATGTATATGTTTATATTACCTATTATGGCATCAAAACGTGGACTCAAGACATACGACCAACTTACGCCGCAGCAGCGAAAATTCGTTGATGGGGTCGTAGAGGGCGGTTTAAACAATACCCAGGCATATAAAGAGGCTGGCTACTATGTCGGCCCAAGTCGTAATGCCGTGAATGTGTCAGCTCATAAGATCCGGTACAACGAACACGTTGACCATGTGATCAGGGAGCGGCTCAATAAGCTCGTGATGAGCAAAGAGGAGGCTCTGGCTCGCCAGACCGCCGCAGGTCGCTTCGACATCAGTGAAGCACTTGAGGTGGGGGCGCTTGTCTGTCCCCACTGTGAGCAGGAGATCCACGAGGAAGGCCATGCCCGCATCAACGTGAAGAAGCTCAAGGAGATGGGGCTGGCTCACCAGATCAAAAAGATTAGCACAGACAGAAACGGAAACCAGATCATCGAATTCCGCGATGTGGATCAGGCGCAGGACCGGATTCTGAGGGCACAGGGAGCCTACACGACGCAAGCCGAACAAGAGGTTGGCGGGTTGGCGGCTCTCATGTCCAAGGCGCTGGGAATACGCCAGGAAAGTACCAAGTAGGTCGAGCACCATGTTATCACCAGTGATACTATCTGATGTTATCACCAGTGATACTATCTGATGTTATCGCCACTGAAACATCTTTATACTAAAGAGTCCTAAAGAGTCCTAAAGAATATTAAGATTGGCTTCCGCTCTTCAGATAACAGACGATCAGGCTCTCGCACTTGCCGAGAAGCTATCTGATCCCGTGTTCTTTGCAGAAAATGTGATAGGTGTATCTCCGTGGAGTAAGCAGCGTGAACTCCTTTACGCTGTGCGCGATCACGACAGGGTAGCCGTGCGTTCAGGCCACAAGGTCTCGAAGTCGCACTCAGCCGCTATCTTAGCCCTCTGGTGGGCGATCACGATGCCCGACGCTCGTGTGCCGATCACCTCGGCATCATTTCAGCAGGTAGTCAAGATCCTGTGGCGAGAGATAACGTCGATGTACAGGAAGGCCAATCTCAACGTGCCTTTGGGTGGTCAGATATATCGTGACCCTGCCAGCGGGCTTGTTTTCCCTAATGGCAATGAGATATTTGGGTTTTCGACGGATCAGCCGGAGCGAGCCGCTGGTATCTCTGGTGAGAACCTCTTGTATATCATTGACGAGGCTTCTGGTGTCGATGAGGCCGTATTTGAGGCCATGGAGGGTAACATGGCTGCTGGTGCCAAGATGGTGCTAACGTCGAACCCCACCCGAATGGTTGGAACCTTTTTCGATGCTTTCCACAGTAAAAGCAGGTTCTGGAAGACTATTCACATCTCCAGCCAGCACAGCCCTAACGTTACGGGCGAACGGGAGATTAAGGGTCTCGCTGGGCCAAAGTGGGTCGAGGAGAAGCGTGATGAGTGGGGCGAGCAATCGCCTATGTTCCAGGTCCGCGTGGAGGGCAACTTCCCCGGACAGGGTGATAACTCCGTCATTGGACTTGGCCTTGCCACAGAGGCGCAAATGCGCTACGACAAGGTTGGGACGGAGGGCGTTCTACGTATCGGCGTTGATCCTGCTCGCTACGGCGAGGACGAAACCGTTATTTGGCCTGTTCGCGGGGCGAAGGCCCTCGATCCTGTATTTGGGATGCACTGGAACGGGCAACAGATTGCTGCCAAGGTCATCGAAACTATCGAGAATCTAAAGCGGCCTACAGACGATAAAATCCATGTCAAAATCGACATCATCGGGCTGGGAGCCTCTCCGGCTGACTTTCTGGACATCATGCAACGTGCCAAAGAGCTTGGAGTTGTCGTACGCCCAGTCAACGTCGCCAATGCATCTGCCAAGCCTGATGTATACTCTGACCTAAGAACGCAACTTTGCTTCGACTTGAGGGACTGGCTTGAAGCGGGCGGAGCATTACCGAAAGACGAGCGGCTTATTCAGGAGGTTGTATCTGCGACCTACGAACTGGATGCGAAGGGCCGAAACAGAATTATGAGCAAGAAAAACGAGCGTAAGCTGCTTGGGCGTAGCCCTGACAGGCGCAATGCCCTCGAACTCGCTATTTACGAAGCTACCCCCAAACGAAGCATCGGAGGGGGGCAATTCCCTATTTAGGTTATGGAAGAACTCTGGGTAGATTACCGACATCCTGACTACGACGAGTCGAAGCGTAAGCGCAAGTTCTCGCGTGACCAGTACAGCGGAGACGCGCTGGAGATTGTGCTGGATGAAGCAAAGAAGATGTCGCACGAGCGGGCCGTGGTGTCCGCCATAGACGAGAGTGACGGCAATAGTGCCGGGGTTCGGATCTACGACAGCCTTGGCGCGAGCCAGAAGAATGGCACCTACCTGAAGCGCCGTGCCCAGGGTGAGATGGGTGCCGCCTTCGCAGAGCGAGCCGCCATTACGCGCTTTCCATCCCATTACTCAGCTCTCGTTGATTCTATGATCGGCGGGGTCTTTGCCGTTGAGGGCAAGGCTGAAAGGGAGCACGGTGGACCGCTTGGCGACCCGACCAACCCTGATGACCCGATGTACCACTTCCGTCGCGACGTTGACGGTACGGGTATCAACATGGAGTCATGGTTGATCTCTGCTGGTCAGCGTATGGTCGTGGACAACTGGTTCTGGTATCGCGTGGACCGCGTGAACGAGGATGATCACATTAAAGCCTACTGGGTTGACCCCGACTGCATCCTGAATTGGCGTGAGGAGGGTGGCGTTCTCGTGGAGCTTCTTGAGAAGGAGGTGCGCTACGAGCAGGCTTCCCTCATGGATAAGGGCGAGTGGGTGAAATACTACCGCCGCTGGACCGTTGACGGCTGGGAGCTGTACCGCGAGGTCGAGAAGGAGGAGTCCAGTAGCGGCAAGCGCGAGATCGTCTTCGTCGATGAACAGCAGTTTGCCTTCCCGTTCTACACGGAGGCCACGCGGTCCAAGCGCAGGCTACCCTTTGGTCGTACCCGCCTCCCTCTGGACCGCAACGTCGGCTACCAGATGGCGCAGGACCACAATATGCTGTACAACCTGCTCTCCGACGCTCGCTGGAACTTCCGTGTGATCAACCACCCTCGCCTCGCTGGCGATGTGGAGGATGAGCAGTGGACGCGCAGCCTACACACACTCATGGCGGGCGTCAACGCACTGCAGGGTAAGTGGGACTACATCAGCCCGGACGCTGAAAACGGAGCGACAGCCTACAAGGTATACGCTGAAGAGACGCGCCAGTTCTACATCACGAACCACCAGCGGATGAACTCGGCGAGCATTGAGCGCAGTGCAACAGAGATCCTCTTCGACGAGGCGGCTGGTCGCACTGCGTTTTTGCGCATCTACGCCTCTGCCATCGACGATATAGAGAACGATGTGTACTTCCTCGCGGCTCAATGGGAGTCGCCAGAAGACCCGTCAGCATGGTACGGTACATGGGTGAAGCGCAGCAGCGACTTCAAGCCTGTTGACCTACAGGGACTCATCAAGACACAGGCAGACGCATTTGCGGCTGTCGCTAACCACCTTGACATCCCAAGCTCCCTCACGTTCGCTCGTGAGGGTGCCGTGGATGGCCTCAAGGAGAAAGAGAAACAAGATCCACCACCAATGCTCATGCCTCCGCAGTTAGAGGGCGAGGAAGAGCAGGAAGACGGCGAAGATGACCTGGCTTAACGAGATTATACTGATAACCAACTTCTGCCTGATCGTGTACATCTTGTATGCGCTCAGGAGGGCTCGCATCCGTCGCGCAGAAGGCGAGGCGGGTGTCAAGCCTGTATATGGAATTCCCTCTGAGTCACGTCTTGCGGACTACGGCATCGGCTCATTTGTGTGGTACATCAACGGGGAGAACGAGGTGCTTTGGGATAAGGGCTCGATGAGTGCCTTTGGGATGGAAATGAACCATGAGGCGGACTGGTACAAAGTGCCGTACACTGAGTGGGTAAAGCTCGTGGCGAGCGAGGAGGAACTACAGAGGCTTCAGGCGGTGGCAACAGAGGGCATAGCATCACTCAGGCCGTATCATATGTGGGGTATGTACGTGGAGCCCAAGACGGGCAAACTCTTCAAGGTACTGTCTTGGGGTACGGCGGAGAAAATACTAAAGGATGGCAACGAGGTGACGAAGTGTTGTGGTGTGAACGTGCGGATCCCAGACGGGGCGGATATGCCAGAACACCGCTCCTTCGAAGTAATGGCACGGCTCACCCGTATGAGCGACACAATAGCGAGGCTGACTGATGGGTGAAATCCTCCCAAACATAATTGACGTATTTGGCCCCATGGTGGGGACCGTAGTGGGTTTATTTTTGATCCCGGTGATCGTGGTTCTGTGGCGCAAGAATGAGTCGCTACAGAAGAAGAACGACTCGGACAATAAAGAGTGGCGGTCATTATTGCTACAGTATACCAACGATAGCCTCGGGTTCACCAAGAGCCTCGCCAAAATCATCGAGGATGATGTCCAGCCAAAGTTGGCCTTTAGAGACAAGGTGATTGATCACCACAACAAACAGGAAGTCTTTCGTGGTCAAGTTATAAACAAGCTCGATAAATGAGGTACTTATGCCTGATCCTGATCTTAATCACGGGCTGCCGGGAGTTCCCCACGGAGCCGATGACGGAAGTGGAGATGACTGTCCGCCCGGATTCCACATGGATGTGCAAGACACCGGAGACCTGTTTGTGACAGGGCTCGTTCCGGCGAGTGACCTCGTTATGGCTATGCAGGTGCTATCAGATGTCACGATTGCAGAAGATGTGGAGCCTGGTATCCGGGAGGAGTCGTGGGAGCTGTGCAAGGCATTCTCACGCGAACTACTTGATAGAAGCAGAAAAATGGTGAAACCAGAATGACATACGAGTATGAGTTCTTGGACACGGGGGATCGTGTCGACGCAGACACCTATGGGCTGGCTGAGATCGACGGAAGGCCAGTACGTAGGGTTTATGCAGCATCTTTTACGCTTAAAGGGGGTGGCTGGCACCATACAGAGTACCCCAAAAAGGGCCACACGAAGCTGCAGGTGCAGGGTGGCCTAAACCACAGAGAATAAAGTATGAATTTTTTACACATGGGGGGTTGACAAGACTTCACATGTTCTTTATATTCATAGATAGGCCCACCCCTCTGGGCCATCCGTCCCGGCGCGGAGAGTGAGAGGGTGAGTAATGCCGCGATAACGTGCCTCCCTTGGCACACAAATAAACAGGAGAAACATGGAAATCGTTGTCAAGACCGATGAAGGCTTTGAGCCTCTTCCAGAGGACAAGGTTGTTCTTTCTAAGTCTGAACTCGAAACTGGATTCGTTCCGAAGCAGGAAGTGTCTGATCGTTATGTGTCGAAAGCCGCATTCGAGGACCGCCTGAACCGGGCCGTTTCAAACCAGCTCGACAAAGCGCACGAGCGCGAGGATGTCGTTGCCCGTGTTCTGGAGACGCATACACCGCCCGGTGCGGATATTGATGCGGCGAAGGAGCAGTGGGAGAATGGTCGCTATAAGCCACTGGCTGACAAGTACGACCGTTTACGCGGTAACCTCCGCAATGCAGAAGTGAACTCTCACGCTGCTGAGTTCTTTGATGAGCAGTACACTCGACCTCTGCCGAACGGGAAACCTTCCCCGATGCAGTTGGCTCTGGGTGATCAGTTCGAGTACAACGAGGAATACGGCTACGTTGCTGCGGTAGACACCGCTGGCAACTTCATTCAGTCCGTAGACCCTACGAGCGCACGACCATTCCGTGATGTGTCAGAACACATTTCGGTACTTGCGGAAGATACCGCTTGGTCGCCGTACCTAAAACGCCCAGCGAAAAACGCTGGTGGTGCTGGCGAACCAGGCAAGGCAGACAAGAAGGGGGATCAGCAAGATCCTCGCGAGATGTCCGCCGAAGACCGCAGGGTTTGGATTGCTGCGAATGGGGTTGACGCTTGGATGAAACTCATCTCATAATCCTAACCGGAGAATCAAATGGCTATTGGTAAGGCTTCAAACTTCGTCATCAATGACGATCTGTTTGATACTATCTTCGTGGAGAGCATTAACCAGAACGTAAATGCGTTCAATGCTGCTTCCGCAAACTCTATTCGCTTCGTTACGAATATGCTCGAAGGCGATTACGCAAAGACTCGTTTCTTTGATCGCCTGACGGGTGGCGTTGCCCGCCGCGACACGACCTCCGTGTCTGCTGCTACCGACACTGCTCTGACGATGGACGAAGTAATCTCTGTCAAATGCTCACGCGGCTTTGGCCCGTACGCACAGACGCTGGATGCGTTTGAGAAGGCACAGATTTCTTCTGATCAGATGACGAGCAACCTCGCTGTGATGTTCGCAGACGAGTTCCTGAAAGACGCTCTGAACACGGGCCTCACGGCTGGTGTTGCTGCTCTCAAGCAGACCACGGGCTCGCAGGATCTCCTCCTGGACTACTCTGGCACGGGCGATGTAGCTCACGCTGCTCTCGTTCAGGGTCGCGCCAAAATGGGCGATGCCTTTGGTCGCATCAAGGCATGGGTCATGCACTCCAAGCCGTTCCACGATCTGGTTGAATCGCAAATCAGTGTTGCTTCCGGTAACGTCGCTGACTTCGTTATCTACGAAGGCAACGCGGGAACGCTGGGCATCCCTGTTATCGTTACGGACTCAGCTTCGCTGATTGAGTCTGGCACTCCAGACAACTACTACACGCTCGGTCTCGCAGAGAACGGCATCGTGGTTCAGGAGTCTGAGAACCGCCGCATGGTTTCTGACCTCATCACGGGTCTGGATAACCTCGTAATGCGCGTACAGGGCGAACACGCCTACAACGTCGAAGTCAAAGGCTTCAAGTGGGACACCGCTAACGGTGGTGCCAACCCATCTGCTGCCACCATCGGCACGGAAACCAATTGGGATTCTGTTGTCGCTGATGACAAAGACAAGGCTGGCGTCGTGGTCCAAACGACCTAATGAAGCGGGTTATCATCATTCTTTGCAAGGGCACTCCTTCCGGGGAAGAGATCGCTTTGCGGGACGGGTTTGTCTCGCAGGGCGACTCAGCCCGTGTGGTAAGCGTATCAGGAGCCGTGAGGGACCGGCGAGAGCGCGAGAGTTGCGATGTCGCATACTCATACCACAAGGAGCTTCTCAGGGGATATGATAACACCGAATTGGTTACGCCGGGGGGTGTCAAAGCGGCATCCTCCGGCTATACCATTACCAAGCGTGGCAGGTGGTCCTACATCTTTGATGCTGATGGCAATCAGGTCAACGAGAAGGGGCTGTCGGAAGATGACGCCGCTGCGCTACTAAGCACTCTCTGATATGGCTATTGGTGATTGGGACGCTCTGTCGCTTTCTGTAACGACGCTCAAGGGCATAGCTCCTGTGGACCTACGTGACCCCGACTTTGGCGAGTTCGACACGGACGCGGCAACCTCAGAGTACGTAGCGCAAGCAAAGGACTACATTGAGACCCGCCTTGTTGGGTCTATCCCTCAGATGGTTGTCAAGACAGACGGCCCTAACGAATTTATGGACGCTGTGACCACGATCTCGAACGTGGCTGGCGTTGTGCAGCGCATTCTGGCGCTGTCCTTCCTGATCCACTACTACGGACAGGAGCGTTTCAGTGATAGCGACTTGCTGCACATGAAGCGCGAAGAAATGAAAGAAGACTTCGAGCAGGCGTACAATGCGCTTGTGACCTACATCCAGCTTGACGAGGACTTCATCGACGCTATCGAAGCCACCTCTGATGCTGACCTCTCTCAGTACAACAATCTACCCTTCGTAGGATAATGCGACTTAGTCCCAAAATGTTTGCCGCTATGGACAGGGTGCAAGCTGGCTTCGGTCGGACTCTTCGCATCGTGGCCCAGCGTGGCATTGGGGAGATCAAGAGGCGGACCCTCAGCGGTAGGGACCGCTACGGTAGGTACTTTGTTGGTTATAAGCCGTCGTACACACAGCGCA